CTTGTGGAATGTATAGGGTTTGTTTTTGTTCCATTAGTGACCTCCTGATTTTACTCATAAAAGAAAGTATTTGATAATGCTTATCAAATACTCTTAGCAACTATTTTTTTGCAATTTTATAAACTTTCCCAGGAATATTTATTACATCCTTTGGCCATCTGTCTTTATGAATTACAATCGGTGGCTCCGTTTCAAGTATTATTGTATAGTCTAAAGAATCTATATAAACTTTTTCATTATTTAAATTGGTATAGTAGATGTTGTTTATTTCACAAACTGGTGAAACAGAAATTTTTATTACTTTAATCGGAAACTCATTTAGTATTATTTCAACTAATCTTTGCTTTATAAACCTTCCAGTAAAATTTTCACAGTATTCAGTAGCTACTTTTATAAGGGAAGTAATATAGGCATCTTCATCACTATGTTCTACTCTAAGATGCCCCTTTACTTCTTCAAGAGTTACTATATCAGGTCCTATTTCTTCTATAACTTTAATATCCATAACTAATCACTGTACCTTGCACCGGTTAAAATAGCAACTATACTTCCTTCTACCGGTGCATCTACTACTTCTACAGCTTTAATTCTAAGATACTTATATTCAAGTTTTGCAAGGGCCTGTGAATCTACTTCAATAACATAAGTCTTATTTTCCCCTGCAGCTGTTGTAAAACCTGTTGTATCAGCTAAAATATAATCTGAAAAATCATCTCCCGATAGAGCTTCTTTGTATCTAAATTCAATTGCTGAAGTTTCTGTCCCTATTTCATCACTACATGCTTCAACTGTTATAGTCTGGGTTCCTGTATCTCCAGTACCTGTTGCAATTACAAAGGTTACATGGTTATAATTTGAAAGGTCTACTGGAGTTGTAGTAACTGTTCCTGCAAAGGCATCAACCTTTGGTGGTAAAATCGTATTTATATGAAATGTTCTATTCATTATATTCCCTCCAATTTTATAGTTATTAAATTAAGGGACAGCTCAAAGCCATCCCTGTTTGTTAATTTATAAGTTCTCTATTACCTATCTGCAAGAGCAACAAATGGTGATAATTTACTACTTCCTTTGTAAGGAGTAAGTGGTTTATCCCAAACTGGCTGACCATCTACTCTATATATAAATCTAAATACACTTTCATCATATAAAAATCTTACATGGATAGATGAAGCTGCATTAATACCACCTTTATCAATAAGAAGATATTGACTAAAGTCAGCAAGTATAATATCTCCAAGAGTTCCCAAACTACTACACTGCTCTATTGGAATTACAGGCCTTCCAAACAGTGTGCTGTAAGGCTTATCAGCTAGACCATTTGCTGGCATATATACTGGAACTCCACCATCTCCTATTGCAAGGGACATTGTATAAAGCTGAGGTTCTACATCCTGATTAATAAGCCATACTGCATTTTGTCTACTTCTTCCCCACATTCTAGACCACATTTTCACTATATTTTCTACAGTAATTGTTCCTGCAGCTTGGCCTGACTCTTTAGCCACCTTTACTAGGGCATCTGAATTTAAAATACCAAGGGGCTGACCTGCACCATTTCCTCTTATGATTGCATCATCAATTTTAAATCCAAATTCTTCGGCAAACCCTTGCATAAGTACTGATTCAAGGGCAGCTGCATCAGTTAAAAGTTCATCAGTTACATAGCAAAGTCCAGTAAGTTTTTTAAGACTTAAATCCATTACCCTAAATTTAGGTCTAGAACCTACAAACTGATCAGCTTCATTTTCCCAGTAAGTTTGTATCCCACCCCATCTTGAGCCATTAGCCCTACTTGTTTCATTAATAGCATTAATTTTAAGGCCATTTGAATTGGTACTAAGGGGGATTTTTCTACATTTTGAAGCAATAACCCCCGTATTATAGGCTCTTTTTAAAAGCTTAGAAACAAAATCCTGCTGAACTAGAAATCCACCATCACTTGGAACACTTTCAGAAAGCCCTGATGCAGCTCTAGTTGTTAGCCTTGAATCTACTCTTCCATTAGGAGATGCAGCCCTATATACTGCCATCATCTGTTCACCAAAGCTATTAAATCTTTCTTCATTTTGCGGTAAGTTTGAATTTTGTGGCTCATTTCTTACTGGTTCTGAATCTCTCATATTAAGTTCTGCTTCTAATCTTTGCTGTCTTTCTTCAAACTCAATTTCTGTTTGTCTTTTGTCGATTTCTGCATTTAAACTTTTCAGTTTTTGTTCTTCTTCATCGGTTAAAGTTCTATTTTCTTTTTCTACTGTTTCTAGAATATTTCTTGCCTCTTTTATAAGCTCTGCTCTTTTTTGTTTCATTTCAGCTATGTTTTTCATTAATTGATCACTCCATTTCCTTAATTTTAGGTATAAAAATAGCACTTACTGATTTTTTTCAGATAAGTGCTTTAAACTTTACTTAAAATTTCAATTTTTCTTTTATATAAATCTAACTTCTCTTTAGCTTTTATAGCTTTTTTCTGTCTTTCTTCCTCTTTATGCTTTTTAAAGACCTCATCCATGCTTCTGACCCCTACATCTGTTTGAGGATAGGCAGGATAAGTTACTGGTGATACATCAAAAAGCTTTACCTTGTGAAGTTCTCTTACATCCATACCATCTTCAAGTCCCCAGCGGTCCGATTCTACAATAAATCCAAAGGACATTTGGGTAATATCTCCTCTATCAATAGATACTAAGAGGTCTCTAGCCCACTGGGTATCTGGTGGATGAATGATAACTTTAAGTCCCTTTTCATCTTCCTTAAGCTCTAATGTTCCTGATTTATTTCTACCAAGGACATAATCGGGATTATGGTTAAATAGGGCCCTTATATCATCCTTTTCTATTGAATCTTTAAATGCTCCTTTTAGTACCCTTTCTTTGTATGGGAAAAATCCACCTAGTGTTTCACTCCACTCATTAAATACTGCTGCATGACCTTCGATAGTTCTGACTATTTTATCTTCATCTTCGCTATTAGGCTTACTTTGCACCCTTAGCTCCGTCATATTTATGGTCCTTCTCTCCATTTCCATCAATATCACCACCTTCCTTAGAATCATTTTTTGTCTTTGCAAAGGCACCAGCCATGTTAAGGGGAAGCATATTTCCATTAATAAGGTATAAATCTCCACCCTTTTCTTCACTAATTGGATTCATATCCTCTAATTCTCTTATATCATTAGCACTGTACCAGCCATTTTGCCTACCTATAGCGTATCCTTCCATCCTTGTTTTGAAATCTCCCCTTAAAAGCCCATCTATAGTAAATTTAGCAAAGTACTTCTTCCTCTCACTAGGAGTTAATAAACATTTATTAATAGCCTGTTCCCACCTTACAAGCCAAGGTCTTATGGTATGAACTGCAAATTCTATGGATTGGTGCTCTATATTTGAAAAGGTTGCATGTTCTAGGTCTCCAATAAGGTGAGGAGGTACTCTGTATATCCTACATATTTCGTTTATCTGAAATTTTCTTGTCTGTAGAAACTGGGCATCCTCTGGTGGTATTCCTATTTCATGATATTTCATACCTTCTTCTAGTACAGCTACTTTATGGGAATTTCCTACACCTCTGTATACCTCTTCCCACTGTTTTCGAAGCTTTTCAGGGTCTTTTAGAACTCCTGGATGTTCAAGTATTCCTCCCGGTCTTGCTCCATTTCCAAAGAATCTTGCACCAAATTCTTCAACTGCAAGTGCTAATCCTACAGCTTCCCTTGCAGCAGATATGGGAGATATTCCAGTAATCCCATTAAAGGAAAGTCCGGGTATATGAAATATTTTCTCCTTTGAATAAATAATCTGTTTGCCATCAATAAAATATTTATATCTAATTTTCTTAGTTCCTTTATCCCTCTCCACTACCATCTTATCTGGCTGGAGTGGATAAAGCTCTACAATATTACCTGCTCCATCTCGTACTATCTCTGCATATGCATTTCCCCAAAGTAAAAGATGGGCCATCATTGTTTCTCTAAATGAAAAGCTAGTCATCTCTTCATTAGGCAAATCGTGAAGAATATAGTACAGAGGGTGGTTTATAGCCTTTTCTTTCCCTTTAGTTTTTCTAATATATAGAGGTAGTGGTAAGCTTGCAACAGTTTCTGCAATTACTCTAACACATGCATAAACAGCTGTTGAAGTTATAGCGTTATATTCAGATACGTTTTTTCCAGCATTAGACTCAGATCCAATATCCTCGGACATTAAAAAAGCCTTGATTTTATCATCAAGACTTAAGTTTCTTTTTTCTATTAATTTGGATATGAAGGGTATTTTCAAAAAGTCACCTCCTTCGGTTTTGCGCATAGAAAAATTACTTTAAATAACTTTAATTCCTTCTTTTAATGTATCATTATTTTACCATTTCATTATACTTAGATCTGATTTTTTCAGCAACTTTATCATTTCTCATTTCTTCAACTGAATAAAAGGTTTTCAAGGGTAATAATCCTAATATTATTAATCTAACTGATACAGATGTAGGCCAATATGTGAATACATTTCTCCTTTTTGATAAATGGCTCAAACTGTTTGCAACAGCAATATATCCTCCATCATTTCTTTTTTCAATAGTAACATCTAATTCCTTTACAACATTATCAATATACTCTAACATTTCCTTTACATTATTATCCACATTATTAATTTTATATTTTTTCAATTTTTCACCTCTCATTCTTTTTTAGTTGCCCTGTTCTTTAGTAATTCCATAACCTCTACAATAATCTTTACTTTATAAAAATGAAAAATATTTTTATTCTTAGCTATATATACTAATCTTACATCGATCTTTTTTATAATTATACCAAAATATTATCTTTAAAACATTGAATATCATATCAAAATAATCCCTCTTTCATCATACACAGACTCCTTATCCTCATTCCTTATAGCCCTATCAAGTGCCATAATCATAGCCACTGCACCATCAATTTTTTCAGTTGATTTTTCTTTATCAGGCTTTATATTTCCAGCTGGATCAGTTCTAACATGTATATTATCCATCATCCACTTCAAAACAGGATGTCCACCATGGGCTATTTTCTTTTCTAAGGTTAGTTTCATAAGTTCTTTAGTTGGTGGTGACATATCTTTATAACCTTGTCCGAAAGGAACTACTGTAAATCCTAATCCTTCTAAATTTTGCACCATCTGTACTGCTCCCCAACGGTCAAAGGCTATTTCTTTAATGTTGTACTTAGTACCTAGCTCTTCTATAAACTTTTCAATAAATCCGTAATGTATTACATTCCCTTCAGTAGTTTTTAGAAATCCTTGTTGCTCCCATATATCATAGGGAACATGGTCCCTTCTAACTCTAAGCTTTAAGTTTTCTTCAGGTATCCAAAAATAAGGCAATACATAGTATTTATCATCACCTGGTATTGGTGGAAAAACTAATACAAAAGCTGTTATATCAATACTACTTGAAAGGTCAAGTCCACCATAACACATTCTTCCTTTTAGTTTTTCAGGATTAACTTCGAAGGAGCACTTATCCCATACATCCATAGGCATCCAACGTACTGATTGCTTCACCCACTGGTTAAGTCTTAGTTGGCGAAATAAGTTCTCTTCAGCTGGGTTTTGTTTAGCATTTTCACAAGCAATAGCCATTTTTTCTTCAGATACTGTTATTCCTAAACTTGGGTTGGCTTTATACCAAACTTCAGGTGATGTCCAGTCATCATCTTCAGCTGCAGCATAAATTGTAGGATAAAAAGTAGGATCTACTTTTCTTCCTTCTATAATATCAACTGCTTTTTGATGCACCTCAAATCCAATACTGTGTCTATCTATCCCCGCCGTTGTAATTAAAAAGTTTAGTGGTTGTCTTCTTGCGTCAGCTGCTCCATGTGTCATTACGTTAAACATTTCTCTATCTGCCACATGTAGTTCATCATATAAAACAGCATGTGGATTAATCCCGTGTTTTGAGTAAGCTTCACTTGATAATACTTGGTAAAAAGAATTCATTGCTGGATATACAACTCTCTTTTGTGAAGCTATAATCTTAAGTCTTTTTTGAAGTGCTGGGCATAGTCTAATCATTTCTATAGCTACTTGATATATCAAACTAGCTTGTGCTCTATCAGCAGCACAGCTATAAATTTCTGCACCTCTCTCACCATCTGCTGTAAGCATATATAGTGCTATAGCTGCTCCAAGCTCTGTTTTCCCTTGCTTTTTTGGTATTTCTACATATGTTGTTGTAAATTGTCTGTAACCATTTTCTTTTATTATCCCAAATACATTATGAATGATTTTTCTTTGCCATGGAAGTAAAATAAATGGTTTATTATACCATTCTCCTTTAGTATGTTTTAAATTTTCTATAAACTTAACTACAAACTCCGCTCTTTCTTTATCATAATGAGATGTAGGCAGCATAAATCTTGTAGGTTTAAATTGTAATTCTTTTGTCATGCCATCACCCCGTATTAGTTAGATGTTCATCTGTGAAATTCAAACGTGCAAATCTACCAAATTTCTTAATAGCTTCTCTATCTCTAGCAATAGCAGCGTCAACAGCATTATCATATAAACCTAAATAATATTTTTTACCATTGTAATGAATATAAGCTTCATATTTACCAGTATTCTTCATTAAACTAACACCTATAAACCCTGAAGTATTTGTGCTTCTGATATTTTGATTAAACATATTTTGTTGATGGGTACATATTCTTAAATTACACCTTCGGTTATCTAGTTTATTTCCTGAAATATGGTCTACATCAAACCCTTTAGTATTACCTAGCAGTATTTTGTGCATTGGGGTTGCTTTTCTTTTTACGTTAGTAGTTACATAACCACGTTTTGATATATACCAAGTATATCTTTTTACTGTTTCATAATCTGAAGCATCAAATAAAAAAACTTCACCTTTTTTTGTGAAGCCTTCAAAATATAATCCATTATCAAACATTATAAACCTATTGTTAGACATAATTTTTGATTTCATTACAACCTCCCAGCTTTCCTAAGCATTTTCTCCATTGGATCATCTGTTTGGGTTTTTTCAGTGTTGACTTTTATTCTTGACCTTGCAGCTGGAGTAAGTCCAAACTCAGAACAAAAGTCCTTCATCACTTTAAGATAAGTCTGGGCTATAGATACCTGTGGTACCTGCTGAATATATCCTGATGGTGTTTTAAAAATAGTGCCATGCTTTGATAAAAACTCCTCAGCTTCCTTCCATCTTGCATAGGCTTGGCAATATCCTGCAAATGCTGCTGCATCCACTTTAGTCAGTACTCCTATTTCTTCTAAAGTCTTAGCCATTCGCTTCCATTCTTTTTTAGCTTCAGGTTCAAGCCATGACGGACACCTTGGTGCCTTCTTCTCTGGCTTGGGTTCATTATTATTAAGAGGCCTTTTTCCTGGATTGCCTTCTAGAACCTTTAAAGCTGTAGGTTTTGGTTTTCTACCTCGTGTCGCCATGGGTTCACCTCCATTTATCAAAATAGGAAAAGAGCTGATTTCTCAGCTCTTACATTTATCAATCTCATTTTGTATTTTATCATCATAATCATCCATCATTTGTTCATCCAAACCCCAAAAACATACTAATTCATCTACCATATCCTTTATCCTATCAAGATCATCAGAAGCTGCTTCAGGCCCTATTATCTTTATTTTCTCTATAGCTGTTATTTCCAATCCCTTTAGTGTTTGTAATATTAATTTTTTTATTTCCATATCATCCCCCCCATAATAGTTTTTTAAATTTTGTTATATTATACCAAATTTTTATAGTGTTTTCATTATTGTTTTCTAATTCAATTTTTCTCTTCTATTCTCCTAGTAATCAATTTCTACAATTTACTTATTATCACTGCTTCAAATTCATCTATTAGGCTTTCATCTAAATCCCAAAACATTACTAATTCTTCATAAACTTCTTTAAGCTTATTTATATCTTCTTTAGCATCATCACCAAGTACACACTGCTTTTCCTTTGCTGTAAAAATCAGACCCTCAAGAGTTGCTCTTATAAGCCACTTATTCATACTTTGCACCTCCCTATGTTTTTGTTATTATATACATCACTCTATACATAGGTAATTGCAAGACTTTTATTGCCCTTTTGTAGTTTTTATTCTTCTACTTCATTGCTTTTAACCTTTGATTTTACTTTTCTAAACGCTCCATTGCCCGATAGATTTTTAAGTAGTTCTTTTCTTGCCATCTTATATTCATCTCCAATCATTCCCAGCCTTAAGAGCCAGGTTCTAAAGGTGTATTTTTCATTATCTGTAGATTTTACTTTTGCTGAAGCATGCTTTAATTTTTTAGCAGTTTTATTTAGAATGGATATAAACTGTTTATAAACTTTAATCTTTTCATTATTTTCTTCTTCTCCTTGTAAAAAATTAAAATATAATTTTTTATCATAAAAATTAAATTCAATCCCTGGACAGCTATTCTTTCCTATATCTTCAAGAGCAGTTTTAAAATCTTCTAAGGTTTCAATTTTCACTTCATTAATACCTATGGCAAAATCATCTCTTACTAAATCTTTCTCGATTTCTAATGCTTTTTTAATAAGGTCTTGCTTGCTGTAAATCATGTTAACTAGATTTCTTAAGGTTTTTCCACTATGGTCTGCCATTGGTAAAGTAATTACTATATCTTCAGCTGGTATTTTATTAGCTGTTTCAGTTTCTAATTCCTTAGGTGCTACTTTTTCAGGTCCTTTTAATAACTGTTTAAATTGTACTTCTTCTCCTGAAGATTTTATTATTTTTCCTTCTCTGTCAATGGTGTAAGTTTCATCTTCTGTCTCCACTTGGTATGCAAAACTTGGTGCTCCTAGATATTTAGATTTTACTCCAAAATGTTCACTTAATTTTTTTACTAGTTCCTTTCTACTCATTTAAAATCCCTCCTGTGTTTTTGTTACTATATACATCACTCTAAAACACAGGTAAGTCAAGGGATTTATTTACATAACTAAAAAAGGCCTAATGGCCTTAATCTAGTTCTAATGCAGTATATCTTGAGTATGTGTACCCTTCAGAGTTTACTAAAATTTTTTCTCCTGTTTCTTTATTTTTGACTCTTATACATCTTATCTGACCGTTTTTGTTCATTCCTCCATCTTCACCCTCTGTAATCCAAGGTTGGTCTTTTAAGAAATTTCGGGTAAACCTTTTAAATTCATTATTGCTAAGATTAACTTCTTTTGTTACTTCATACGAAATTCCTTTTCTTCCTATTTTTAGATCCTCGTAAGTTAATGCTTTTAATTCTTCTAAATCAAATGCCTTCCTTATAAATATGGCTTGCATTTTCAAATCCCCTTTCTGTGTTTTTGTTACTACTATATATCACTCTAAAACACAGATAAGTCAAGAAAAATAGCATTAAACCTAAAACTTTACATCATTCCTTTTTCTTTTAAACTATAATATCCATCTCCTATAATTACATGGTCAAAAACCTGTATTCCTAAAAGCTCACCTGCATTCTTTAATCTTTTAGTTATCCTAATATCCTCTGGACTGGGTTTAGGATCTCCTGAAGGATGGTTATGAAGTAGTATAATTGATGATGCGTTGCTAAGTAGTGCTCTTTTGAATACTTCCCTTGGATGAACAAGGCTTGAGTCTAGTGTTCCTCGACTTACTTCAAAAACACCTATTACTTCATTTTTAGTACTTAATGTTATTATTGAAAACACTTCTTCTGCCATCTCGTTTAGTTGTAAAATTTCTATTGCTATCTTCCAAACTTCTTTTGGTGAGTTTATCTTTTTGTCGATATCATACCTTGCTGCCTTTTCTTTAACTAATCTTATTGAATAGGTTGTAAAAGTTTTCATTTTCCAAGCCTCCTGCGTTTTAGTGTAGTCTATACATCACTCTAAACACAGGTAAAGTCAAGCCTTTATTTTGTTATATCAATATCTCTATAAGCTATTTTTTCTCCATCCCTTATTAAAAAAACTTTTTCATCAGTTCCAACATACTCTATATACCTTTTAACAATTACATCACAGTATTTTTCATCTAACTCTACACCGTAACATATTCTATCGAGTTGTTCACAAGCAATAATTGTTGATCCGCTTCCTGCAAAAGGTTCTAGAACTATGCAGTTACTAACTGAACTATTTTTTATTGGATAAGCAATTAAAGGTATTGGTTTTGTAGTTGGATGTAATTTTGATATTGTAGGTCTATCGAAATTCCAAACTGTAGTTTCTTGTCTTCCTGCATACCATTTGTGTTTTCCTTTCTTTTTCCAACCAAAAAGGCAGGGTTCGTGTTTCCATTGATAAGGACTTCTTCCTAAAACTAATGAGTTTTTAACCCACTGACAAACCCCTGATAAATAGAATCCTGCATCTTCAAAGGCCTTTCTAAATATTAGTCCTTTGGTATCTGCATGAAATACATATATTGATGCATCATCTGCCATTACACTTTCCATGTTTTTAAAAGCATCATATAAAAATTTGTAAAAAGCATCATTATCAAGGTTATCATTTTGTATGGTCCCTGCAGCTCCTTCATATGATACACCATATGGTGGGTCGGTAACCACTAAGTTTGCTTTCTTACCTTCCATAAGCTTCTCATAGGTTTCTGCTTTTGTACTATCTCCACAGATAAGCCTATGCTTTCCAAGTATCCATATATCTCCTTGTTTTGATATTGGCTCTTCTTCAAGGGCTGCATCTACATCAAAATCATCGTCTTTTACTTCTTTATCATGAATGTTAGAAAACAAATCTTCTATCTCTGCAGCATCAAATCCAGTAAGGTTTATATCAAAATCCAGTTCTTTTAAATTCTCTAGTTCTAGGGCCAATAGCTCTTTATCCCATCCTGAATCTAATGCTAGTCTATTATCAGCTAAAATATATGCTTTCTTCTGGGCTTCTGTTAAATGCTCTACCAAAACACATGGTACAGATTTGATTCCTTCTTCCTTTGCTGCTTCTACCCTGCCATGGCCTGCAATTATATTTTTATCTTTATCGATTAGTATTGGATTTACAAAGCCAAATTCTCTAAGGCTGCTCCTAAGCTTTTTTATCTGCTCTTTGCTATGGGTTCTGGCATTATTTGCATAAGGTATAAGTTCATCTATGGGTAATATTTTTAATTCTTCTGTTCTTTTCACTTTTACCACCACCAATTTAAAATATATAAAAAAACACCTTAAAACCTAAGTTTTTCAACAGGTTTTCATAGATGTTGATACTGCTCTAAACCTTGAAAAATCAAGCTTTTATACGTGCTTGACCTATAATATCCCCCCTCTGGAATTTTGCGAATTTTCACGTGAGGGGGCCGTCCCGTTCCTGCGTCTGTAAGGTGTTGAGATGTTATACCCCCTACCCCTATTCAAGTTATCAACACAATATCAACAGCTTATCCACAGGGTTATCCACATAACTTTAATAGGTGTACACTTTATTTTTACTTCCCCATCTTCCATCTTCTTTTGCTGTCTTTTTATCATGACAAGACTTACACAAGGCCTGAAGGTTATCTTCATCCCAAAACAAAGCTTCATCACCATGATGGGATACAATATGGTCCACTACAGTTGCTGGAGTAAGTCTTCCTTTCTTTTCACACTCTACACAAAGAGGATGCTTTATTAATACCTTTTTCCTTAACCTTTGCCATCTATTGCTGTTATAAAGCTTTTTGTATTTTCTATTTCTGTTATATTTCTTCGTCTCTTCCTTCTGATGTTTCTCACAATACCTTCCTTCCGTCAGTTCTGGGCAGCCTGGGAAGCTGCACATACGCTTTGGTTTTCTTGGCATAACTATTCTCCTTATCTATTTTTGCTTTAAAACAAACAGGGAACATGCAGTACATCTTCTTTGGTGTAAGCCATGTTCCCCATAGACATTTTTTACATTTATTCATTTTGCCATCTCCAAATTTTAAGTATTAAAAAAGCCCTGAAAAGTAAAGGTTTCAGAGCCATCATTATGTATTAAATCCTAAAATCTAACTCTATTACCACATTCATTACATATAATTAAAATCTCCTTTGTGTCGCTAATAACTATGTTAAATTTCTCTGTTATCTTATCATATTCTATGCCATTTTCTAAAATTAATCTTTGTCCACAATTACTGCAGACAAGAATAAATTCTCCTTTATCCAACCGAAACTCCCCTTTAAATTTTTATTGTATGTCAGTTAATACCCACTTATATGTATCTGTATCAAAGGTTATATCAAATTTTAAAATTTCATCTTCAATCTCGCTTTCACAAGAAAATTTATAAACTTCTTTTCCTTCTAATTCTTCTTTGTTTACTTTATTTATTTTTTTAACCTTTATTGCCTTTAACTCATCGTTTACTTCAAATCCAAATTTAACAGGATAGGATATTCCTTTCAAGTTTATACTGTCAATCATTTTAATTTCTTTTCCTATTACCATCATATTCATCACCCCATAATTTTATATAATAACATTTTATACGAACATTAGTTCGTTGTAAAGGTGATTTTTTCATCTATTTAAGGCATAGAAAAAGCCCTTTAGAGTTTATCTCCTAGGGCCCATTTTATCAAGAATGCTGCGTTTCCTTGGAATCGAATCGATATAACCTCGGCCTATTCAAACAGCATATGGTACTCTTGATTTTTCTATACCTTTACACTTTATATTGTACTACATTTTAATAGTCGCATTCAATCGCATTTAGTCGCAACTTTTTATTTTTTGAATTTCTTTTAATGCTTTTCCATGAATTCTAAATATTGTACTCCTGTCATAACCCATAGCACTTGCTACATCTTCCCAGCTTTTACCGCATATATATCTCATTTCTAAAAGAACTTGGCAAGTAATATCATTTACCTTGTTAATAGTTTCTAGTATTTCTCTTTTTAAATCAACTAACTTATCAATATCATCATTTATTTCATGACTTAAATCTATAAGCTTAACAATAGCATTTTCCATAGGACTTGTTATTTTTCCGCCAGATACTTTTTCTTGTGTAATATCCACTGTAACTTTTTGGGCCAAACTTTCTAGCCTTTGTTTCTCTTCAAGCTTATTGTTAATCTTTTTATCAAGCCAAATAGCCTGTGATAAATATTCCTTAGCTTTCATTGCTATATCACCTCTATTTTCCCACCATAGTAGGTTTCACTTATATAATCCCTTTTATCTTTATCTAAAGAAAGTATTCTCTCAAGTGCCTTCTTTTGTCCTAGCTTAAATTCTTCTTTAGTTTTATAAAATCCACACTCAGTTCCTTCACATTTATTTGATTTTAAAATAGTACATCTTTTATTTTTATAAGCGAAGCAATCTCTCTCGTCTTTAATATCTTTAACATTCATATCATTCATCATCTCATCCCTCCCACAGGTTTACAATGAGTATCAAAATATCTAATAGGCATATTAACACTTTTTGCTTTTTCTATCTCCACAGCCATTCCTGATGTAACTTTACCACCAAACACCCACAGTTCGTGACATTTTGATAAAAGTACTAATCCCATAGCTAGTCCTAGCTTTCTTTCTTCAGGATCATCCTCACATAAAAACTGTGGGTACATGAGATGAGGTATTATTGGTATAGCATTTTTAGTTACAGCAAATCTTCCATATCTTCTAGCTCTCTCTGTGTTTCCCTCAATATCCCCTGCAAAGGGACTGCATATAAATACGATTTTTTTCTCCTCAGATTTCTTTTGCTCTATATTAGTTTCATTTGTTTTTGTTATATTCATAATCTTACACCTCCGATTTTCACGGCAGGTTGATAATTTTTTAACATTGTTACAGATTATATATAATATATATATATTTATTTTATATATAATAATTTTTTATCTACTCTCTTTTTCTCTTTATATAAAGGAATAAACAAATATCTGTAACATCTGTAACACCTGCCTTATTCATTCATTTTTCTAGTCTTTAGAAGTTACAGATGTTTTCACTTATCTGTAACTTCTGTAATATCCTTTATATAAATCCTTATAGTTTTCCCATTAACTCTCTTTACCTTTGATTCAAAACCATGCTTATTAATTTCTCGTCCAAACTCCACATGACTAAGGGGCTTTAACCCATTCTCATAACACCAAGTACTATATTTTCTGTATACATCTTTAGATGGTTCATTTTCTATTTTTATTCCTTCATTTATGAAAGTTAAAACTGGATTATTAATCATTTCATATTCCTTCTTCTCTTTTGTTACTACTGAAGGTTCTGTAAATCCTGTGGTTAGTACTCTTTTTAATCCTTCTATTCCAAGTTTTAATAAATATTCCATAGCCGACTTAGTTAAAAGCTTGTCTTTTATAAAGGCATCAAAATCTGCATCCTTTTCACTAAAAACTGCATTAAAGGGAATAATTACAAGTCTTCTCATTAAACCATCTGAAGTGTCATTTATTCTTGGTAGTTTATTTGCACTAAAAAGAAGCTTTGCATAGTTATTAAATTCAAAGGGATCCTTTCCTTTTCTCTCTACATTTACCGTTTCTCCTGTAACTAATTTTTTAAAAATGGCATTATCGTCAATATACTTTTTACTAATGTCATCTCCAATGTTAGCTAATTTGTGAAAAAGCTCTGCTGTTTTAAATCTCTCACCAAGTTCATCTATTCCAAGGGATGAATAATTATCACTACCCAATAGATTTTTAGTCATATCAAGGAATGTGGACTTCCCATTACTCCCACTTCCAGTGAGGATAAAACACTTACCCATTTCATTTCTTCTAAAGAGTAAGTATCCTACTAACTCTTCTAGGAGCTTTCGTAAATCCTTATCATTACAGCATATTTTATCAAGGGTTCTATCTACTACTGAGTCATAGGCACTTGGAAGATAATTATATTTAATTTTATTTTGTAATATTAAATCCGGTGAAAAGTCAGTAATTGTCATAGTATTTATATCTAGTACTCCACTTGCAAGGGCTATATATTTTGCATCTGATGGCTCTACATCTTCTGCTATAAGCTGTAAATAGCTATATATCTCATTTCGTTTGGACTTTGTAAGCTCCGGCAGATGTTTAATCATAGATGATTCAATTTCTAGTGGGTCGCTTTTATATATACCATCTCTGTAGATATGAAGCTGGCTATTAATCTTTATAATGTGCTCCTCTGCTTTTAGAAATTTAGCAAATTTATCGTGTAGGAACTTGGATTTAATATAAAAGGACTCTTTTAAAAATGCTTCATCTCTTAAAATTTTATCTAGTTCTCTTTTTTCCAGTGGTACCTTTAAAATGTATTGATTGATGATAGCAATAGTGTTTTTTATACTTTCTTTACTAAAACCTTCTGACTGTAAGGTAAGTATATAATTAAAAAGAGTTTGATTGCGGCCATCACCTTCTCCTAGAGCACTAAAATCCGGGGCATTTTTAATAGGTCTTAACCAATCTGGTAAAAAATCAATATCCTCAATATTTTCAATGCGGTTTAGCCATCTTCTCGTTTTACCTTCTACTTTTATTGGTACAAGAGCATTCTGCTCACCAATACCTATGTCAACAGATACACCTATTGGTGTTTTCTTTTTTGTCTGTCTTTTATTTAAATCCTTATTTCTAAAGTAAAAGTGTAGTCCTCTAGTAGTCTTTAAAATAGCACAAGATATTTTCTGGTCAGTAACTATATTTTTTACAAGGTCCGCTTCTTCTTCATCATCTACATCAATCTGCACCATCCCATCTGCTAAAATTCCAGCAAAGTCACCACCGGTTTTACGGATGTAGTCGTAGGTATAGAATTTCTTTTTCTTTCTATATGTTTCTATGGGTTTTTTACCTCTAGTTTTAATGTAACCTTTTAAAATGTCCACTTTTTCACCGCCTTATTGATTAAAATTGCTAATTAACTGGTAGTTTTTTATACCAATTCATAGGGTAGTTGGTAAGAATTCGCTACCTTTTTATAAGGTTTTTCTACCAGATTTTTATTAAAAACCTGCCTTTCCTACCAACTAACCCCTCATGAATCAGATTTTTTCTCTCTTGTATGCTGTTTTTAGGGCTCTTTTGGGAACTTGCCTCCCAGAAAAGAGCCGATTTTTAATGATTGTAAAATGATTAGATGTTAGTTATTTGGGATGTATCACTTTGCTTTTTCTAAAAAATCACTAAGTCTTTTTTTAGCTACATGAATATACCAATCTTTATCAAGTCTTCTAGGAATTCTTTTACCTATAACATTTTCATTTTTTATAAAACACTTCTCTGGTGTACCAGCTATTTTTTCTACTCTGCCATTTTCCTTTAGTTTATAAACTCCTTTGTCATCTTCTTTCTTTGAAGCAAATACCCTAAGGCACCTTTCTGATAATTTTTTATTGCCATAAAGAGCATGGGAATATTTATAGCTTATTTTTACTACCTTTTGAAACATTAAAAGGTCCCTACAGTTATTTATGGTTTCTTCTACTGGTACTCCATTAATAAAAAATTCTTTTAATGCCATATTTACAATAGGTAAATCATTATCAATATTGCTTAATTTCTTGACATAGGCTCCTTTAGACTTATAGCTACCATCTTCTTTAATGATGATATAGTTGTTTACATCCTTTTGATAGATTTTATGAAAGAGTTCAAAATCCAATTTCATACGGGTTCTATCTTCCCACTCTTTGCAGATGGATTTTATTTTGTTAAGGTCCCTTTTCCTTTTGATTTTTCCTATTAATCCATCGGTATTAGATTGAATTAATGTCCAGTAGGGCTCTAGTTTCTCTATTAAATCTAGAAGAAGTAGCTGTCCACCTACGCACACATTATTGGCCTGTCTTGGGTCATAGAGGTTATTATATTTATATTTCATGGCCCCATAAGTACTGTTAAGGACGATTTTATAAGGAAGCTGCATAGGGCTTTTTTCTGCTTTAAGTCTAAGACGCTGTTCATATATTTTTTTATATAAACTTGGGTCTTCTACATTTCTAGATAAAAAGTTATACTCAAGCATAAGAGATGGATAAAAGGAAGATACATCAACATTGACTAAAATTCCTTCATCCTGATACTTGTCCCTTGCTCCGTGAAGCCCTCCCCATGCAAATACATGGGGCACTCCACATGTGTTTTGATGGAAAAATGATACTGATACGCATTAATATTGATTTTGCGTAAAGATATACCCCCTATATAAAGGTTATGCATCACCTGAAACATTGGGAAAAGATTGAAAATAGGCTGTAAGTTACATTTTACCGTGAGTTGAAACCTACGGCTACTAAAAAAGCAAGTCGGTTAAAACCGACTAAAACCCTTAAGTAAAGGAATTTTAGTACAATATTGGAAAGAACTTAACCGGTTTCAACCCACGGTAACCTCTGAAATGGATATTTACCAATTATTTTCCAACGTTGTGGATAATGCATAGATATAAAGGGGGGCATTGGATTTTCTAATTTATCCCTTAACGCAATAATAATTATATCTTGGTTACTATTTAAGAGTATTGCATCCTTTGGGTTCATATATTATGAGTTAAACTGAAGAAAACTCCTCTTTAGGTTAGCATGTAAAATACAACTTTTTTATCCACAAAACTAATCCTCTGGTCTGACTAGCTCTTTTTCTTTTTCAACTACTTCCTGTTCATATACTGCAATTTTATAATTCAGGCGTTCCAGCGTTTTCTTCATATCTTCAATTCTTTTTAAAAGCTGCTCACGCTGCGCGATTAAGAGTTCTTTTCTTGCCTCAATGGTTTCATCACCCTGTTGAAATAGCTCGACATACTCAATCAATACTTCAATCGGAATTTCCAATTTATTTGTTTTTTTCTCTTGATATATTACCGTAGGACTATTTCCTATTTTTTTGTTGGGAATGCTGGTATTACATCAAATTTGCCAACAATATCTTTAAAAACTTTGTGAAGCATTTCCATTACCCATCACTCTCAATTTATATATTCTTTGCATAATGATAAGCCTGATTCATAGCTGGTGTTCCTGCAATTTCTCCTTTTCCCCAGGCTCCTGTACCATAAATAACTCCTTTTTCTTTTGCACCTGAAAGACAGTCCGTAAATCCTCTAAAACATTCAAGGGTACAATCCAACGCATTTTTGTTTCTAACTGCCGCTGTTATAATAAAATAAAATTCTTTATTTTTTATTTCAGTGTATCTTGCATATGTTCTGTCTATCAGTGTTTTCATCTGTGCATCAATTGAATAAAAATACACTGGTGTTGCCATCACAATCACGTCAGCCTCAATCATCTTTTCAAGAATTTCTGCCATATCATCCGCAATAACACACTTGCCCGTGTTTCTTTTACATCCATCACATGCAATACAATAATTAATTTCTTTATCTCTTAGAAAAATCTTTTCTGCTTGATTACCTGATTCGGTAGCTCCCTTTATAAACTGATCACACAACATATCTGAATTTCCGCCTTTTCTAGGACTTCCTGATAAAACCAATACTTTTTTACTCATTGTATTTATCATCCCCTTCCATATATGTATTTCTGCTATATATATAGCCTATCACTTGGAGTTAACTCTAAGTCAGTAAGTATTTACAACTTATTTTAGAAAAACATGAATCAGAATTTTTCTAACCAATTCATAACATCCTTTTTGGCAGAAGTTACGCATGAACCATGAATTGCTAATCCTTTTAGGACGTTTGCCTTTGGACATAACTTAGCAATTTCTTTTTCAAATCATAGTTGCTATTACTTCTTTATTACCAACTGGCAAATTTACGATTTTTCCACTCGTGTAATTATTACCAGCTCTTGAATAATAAACGATTAAGCTTTTTTCTGCTTTCAGATTTTTCTTTTCGTAAGCGTCAAAGAATAGACGTATAGGAATTAAATATAATACCTGATAAAATTTAATCCAGTAGGAGAATTAACTCTTACTGGATTTGCTCTTTTTAGGTTCAATTTTTAATTTTTTTGGTGTTTCACTGGACTAAGGCAGGAGCTTTAATAAAGATAGTTTATCTTTGTTTTCTAACTCTGATAATTTATCCATTAAATATAATAGATACTTTTCTAGAGCTAAGTGATTAAGCTTTGCTATTTCTATGATATGCTATAAAGCAGTGCACTAGAGTCTGCTCCTTTTAGGGTGCAACAATTAAATCTTCTCCAATATTCTTTAAGATAATAGCTGGATGCTTACCTCCAAACTCACAACCAATATTAAAACCAAACTCCACCCATATTACATTCCCTCTTATTAAAACTAAATTATGTAACATTAGTAGTTTATCAGTCTGTTCTACCTTAAATACTTTTTTCTTAAAATAGTAAGACCCGTCAGTTGAAAGGTTATAATACTTATCTATTAACAACTATATGTCTTACTTATTCTTATTATATGCAAACTTAGTTATTTTGTTAGGAAAAACTGTATCTGGTATAGAGAGTGGAAATTTTTCCATTTCAAAAAATTTAGATTTTCTCTCCAACCACTCTAGATACAGTTTTAACCTTTTTATCTCATTTGTATTACTTATATTTGCATTATCAACTAAATTCAATATACATTTATTAAACATTAGTGATAAATTTATTAGTTATGAATAAATAATGTATTTGTAGCAACTACATCAACTGCTATTATAAAATGATCATCATCTTGTCTATTGATGACAATATCATTTCCAAATCTATCTATAACCACATTGATAAGCGAATTATCAAACTGGAGTTTAACTGTTTCCATATCTCCACTAAACATTCTAAAAAATTTTTTTGAATAATCTGCTAGATTAAAATCTATAGTATCTACACAAACTATTCTTTCATCATCTACCATTTCAATAGCAGCCATTCTATCAACTCTAAAATTACTTATACCATTATACCTTTCATAATATGCTATCATGTAGTAATTATCGTCAGACCATGTTAAAGCGTAAGGACTTGCATAATACCATTCACCATTTCTTCGATATTCGATTTGCTTGTCTAAATTATAGTTAAAGTATTTGAAGCGAATCTGCTTATTTTGCTGAATAGCCTTATGAATTTAATCTACATTTTATGTGTCTTATTACTAAATCTTCTGCAAGAAAACCTTACATCATTCCTGCAGCTAGTAAAAAAGTTTTTTTATAATCATATTTTGTACATATAACATCAAAGCCATATCCCATGTAATCACATCCCAATCAGTTCATTTCATAGCTTTCCAGAATCAACTGTTTTGCGACATCAAGATCTTCATCACTTCTTACTTTAACCTCAATATCACCAGTTCCCCAATGTCCGATATCCTTTACATTTCTGATCATTTCTGGATATTGATTTATGTGATCAATATATTCATTAGGATCAAGTTTCAAATAAAGGTAAATTAAACCTTCTCTTGGTGCGAATGTAACTGTAACGAAATTCTTAATCTTCTTAAATGCAATATAATACTTTGTTTCTTTTTCAAAAACATCGTCACCAAGTGTCATGATATAGTCTTTTAAGTGCTGATATCTTTCAGCCGTTTTTCCGTCAAGGTCTTTTAAATAATCAGAAACACTCTTATACTTATTATCAGATGAATTACTATTAGCAACATAATTAGATTTACTATTTAATGTTGCTTGAGTTGCATTTACTAGTTCAAAAAGTAATAAATCATCATATTTACGATATCTAATTAATTCAATATTTCTATTGATTTGTTTAACAGCATATTCATCATATTTATTGTAATCACCAGCAATGCACAAAAGCCTTGCACCATCCCAATCAATTTTTTCAGACACTTTAGAACCTAGTCTTTTCATTACCAGTAGTTCAAACTCAGCTCTATGATCCAAGAGCCAATCCAAATAATACAATCCTTGATTGATGACATTTTCATTACTAGAACGCTTATACTCCAATATTACTGGTGAATTGTTTTCATCAATACCTAATGAGTCAATCCTTCCACCATGAACTATACCGGTTGAGTATTCTGAAGCAAGAAATCTTATACCAAAAAATTCATCCATATTTTTTTCAATCAGTGTTTGCAATGATTTTTCTAGTTCAACAAACTTAGCTGTCAATTTTTCTGCACTTTCGCCATCTATTCTAAATAGATTAATCTCACCCATATCTATCATATCCTCTCATATAATTACGCTTGTCATTGTCTGTCATTACCTCACCTTAATTCAGCAAAAGTACTCTCAATACCAAAGAGTGCTTTTGCTGTAGTTATTTGTGTCTATCCAACCGCACTGGTTGATACATTATAGATCCATTTTGTTTAAGATATGTCTTAATTTTATAAGTTCATCTTGTGTAAAAGTGATTCCCTTTCCCATTTTTTCACCATCTGGAGCCCATTCCCTAATATCATACTTAGGTTCTCGATTATTCCAACTAATACTCCTTAACTCTTTAGTCCATCCTTTTGGTGATTCTGAAAGTATTCCATAAGTTTCTATGACTTCGTATTTAAAATCTGCCATATCATTTCACCTCTTCTGAATAATTTTCCTCATCTTCCGCAGCAATCCCATGATTTTGATAATTCATTACATACTCAGTTTTTTGTTTATCAGAATAGATAATATCAATAAATTTATCGTAATCGTCACATTCAGTATACATAATATTCATTATCTCCAAGCTTTCTATATTTAATTCCATCAACAATCATGCATTTCATTTTCCTTTGAATAATTTCTGCTATGCCATCCACGATAATAGATTCACGGCCCATTTCTTCAGCTGATGTTCCCGCTTCATTAATATCTACTTTGGCTTTAACATAAACTAATTTTGCTTTGCCTACATGCAGTTTATCCCTTATCTCTAAAACGCATTTTGTATCAATTTCTCTTCATCAAATTCTACTGAATATGTCATTTTATACTTTATTTTGTCCCATAACTCTTTAAACTCAGGACTAAGATAGACTTTTTAGTTTCTTTGCCTTACTATTTAATATCGCTACAAAGCTTGAATAGGTTTCTATCTTTTCAACATTCCATTTTCCTTTTAAGAACTTGAAGGTTATGGTATTCTCTTGGAAATCAAGTTTTATTCCTGGGCACAGATTTTCTCCTAAATCATCTAGGGCTTCTTTGAAATCCTCTAGCTGGGTACCTTAAGCTTCATTAATTCCTAATGCAAATTCTTCTTCCACAATGTTTTCCGTTATATCAAATGTCTTTTTAATAAGAAACTGTTTGCTGTAGATCATGTTAACTAAGTTCCTTAAGGTAATCCCTGTATCCCCCTGTGTTAGAATAATTCTCAACTTGGTAGGAAATTGTATATCCAGTACTACTATGTATTCCATTTCAGTTGTAAAAAACTCAATGTATTCAAAGTTAGATTTTTTGTTTTATTAAGATTTCTATTTTTTTATGATTAAATTCTTCTTTTTTTAATATTAATGTAAAAGTTCATCTTTTCTATTAATATATCTTTAATTACACTACTAAAAATTTAGCACCATCTACAGGACACTTAATATAGTCTTCTTTATTAAATCCAACTCCATAACAATAAAAATCATGTTCTCTTCCAATTCTTGTAACAACTATTTTTCTGCTTCCACTTCCCGTACTGTTTTCTAAACATTTTAATGCATCTTCGTAGCTTAATCCTGCCATGTATGTAGGATAAAACTTTTCATTTGTACATACAAGACATAATAAATTCTCTCTATCTTCTTTCTTAAATGAATCTCTTAAAACTTTATACTCACTCTCTGTAAAAGCTATATTCCAAGAAAATTTTGATTTTCTTTTACCATTAATACTTGTTCTTGCTTTTCTAACTTTAGTTGAATATTTTATATATACATTAAAATCTCCTGTATCTGTAGAAAATTCAACTCGCTTATTACTTTCTGTATCATCAAATATTGCTGGAACTCCCTTTGATGAATTTAAAATAGTAGTTAGAAATGCTCCAACGAAATAATCAATTTTATTTATTCTATGCATATATTAATCCCCCCTGAATTTCACCTCAAAAGTTATTTAAAACTATTATTTTATTTTTCATCTTTTCATTAGATTTGTCTATTCCTTGTCTATAACTCTCTTACAATTTCTTCATCTAATATCTCTTTTCTTTGCTTCCAGTCTGGCATTAAGGCTGTAAGAAAAGCATAAAAGTTAGAATCATGATTTTTATATTTAAAATGTATAAGCTCATGAAGAACAACATAATCAATACAAAATTTAGGTG